GGTGTCGTCGCCAAGATCCTTCATCTTCTTGGCGGCCTTGCCCAGCTCCTCACCTGCCTTCTTGGCATCCTGGCCAATAGAAGACACGCCACTGTTCTTGTCGATCTTGACATTGACCTCTTCGTCCTGGATGGACTTAAGGGATGCCTTAACCTCTTCGACCTGTGCCTTGAACTTCTCAAGATTGAGCGTTACCTCAATCTCAGCCTCAAGGCGCTCGATTTCCTTTAGTTCCTTCTCAACTTCCTGGCGGAAATTGTCGAGATCAGGAACGACGCGTACGGAGACGCGACCAACTTCGGTACCACCAGCACCAGCCACGTCACGCCTCCTTCGCTGTGTCGTGATTCAACTCAGTCAATTGTGCCTGCACCATCTGTGCGAACGGGTTGTTTGCGTTTTCACGCTTACGACGTTCTGCATCGCCCGGACGCGGAACAGGAACGGGTGCCTTGACCCTCTTCTTGCTATTCACCTTTGCGAACATGTAGTTCGAGACCTGCACGATGTCTACCAATGTCGCAAGTAGGTGCGTGTTGATGTCCCATCCCAAGTACTCGGTTCCACCCTGTACGGCGGCAACGGTGCGGGATGAGAGAGGAAGGTTACGCGCAAGGATGGCAGCCTCCCCGATAGGAAGACTGCCATCAAACTTGAAAACGTCTGTGACGCGCAGCCCGTAGTACTCTCGGAAGTCCGCGAACATCTCCTCAGGATGCTCGTGGATTAGCTTTCCGAGGAAGAGGCTTCCCCCAAGTTCACGTGCTCAAAGTAAGCCGTGAAGACGTTGATGGCGACCACGAGGTCATTACGAACGCTCTCCACCAAGCGGAATACGTTCTCGTCACCCACCAACTCCAGGATCTCAAGGACCACGGGGTGGATGTTCTTCACGTCCTCCGGGGTGAAGTCGTGATCGTCGCCGAAATCGAACGCCTTCGCCAATTCGATAACGCGGTCACGTGCCTCAGGAGCAATACGCATCGGGTTGAACAGGCGAACGATCTCGCCGTCTACACAAATTTCGAACGACTCGTATAGTTCCTCAGCGGCCTTCTGGAACTTGCTGAGATCCACAACCTTCTTGCTCTGTGTCTTCGTCATGATGCCTTCCAAATGAAATATGCCCATAAGAGTCACGCGGTGTGACCCCTATGGGCATACTACATATGTCAGTGATCAGCTCTCAGGGAAGGCCGAAACCTTAGTCCAAGAGTAGATCGGAGTGCCAGGAAGCTTCAAGAATGTGGCACGCAACGGGAAGGCAGCGAACGAGTCCGTAGCCAACTGAATTGCGTCCTCGCGCCTGATGCTTGCACTGGATGCGTGGAAGGCGACACGGCGCGGTCCATCGACAATAACGACCAACAGAGCACGCTCAATGGTCGAAGTCGGAGCGTCCGTAACCTCAATCGTACCGTCACCCGGTAGGGCATCGGTCACGCCGTAGTAGTACGACAGGATCTGCTCGTCGAACTGTAGGGCGTTGAAGGTCACGAAGTCGCTAGGAGCCGCCGTCACAACCTCACGGAAGGATGCGTTACTCCATGTACCCTGAACCTCGCTGTCACCACCGTCGAAACCGAACTGTGGCAAGTCGTCACGAGACGTGTGACCAGCACTGGTCCAACCAGGGAAATGAGCGTCATCCATCGGCGTGTACGACGTGATAAGGGCATCCGAAGGACGCGCAGTACCCGGCGCTGCGAAGAAGATGAATCCTGTTCCCGGGGTAAGGACCGCACTATCTACGTGTGGCATATTTCTTTACTCCTTAGGAGATGGGAAGTGGTCGGAACCCGAACTGAATCAGGCTCTGAACGCGCCATGTGTTGTCATATGGCGAGTCGAACTGTGTAATTCCAAAGGTCTGCCTGTATGAGTGCAGATAGCCAACGCCAGGTACGACAGTTTGGTTCTCAACAGCATCCCACAAAACGATCTGAGCCTTCTTTAGAAGATCCTCAGTGTCCTCGTAGCACACATCACCGTACGAGGTAATCTCAACCGTGCCACGGTCAAGAAGCTTCGGGTTGACAGGGTAACCACCCGCGCGACGCACATTCAGGATTGGGAATTCACGGTCCGTGTTCACAGGAATCCATGACGTAACCTGTACGTCTGGAAACGCCGCACGAAGCAACGGGATGATGATGGCCTGAACGCGGGGCATTTCCTGCATATCGCTTACCATCACAACACCCCCTCGTGGTACCAATCGATGAACAAGTGCAAGCCACGTACGAACTGACGGTTCAATCCACGCGACTGTGAACCCAAGTAGTGACCAAATTCAATTGAGAGCGCCGCTTCGTCAACTAGGGACACGAATGTATCAACTGTGCCGCGTGATACTTCAATACGAGCGGCACCTGTCTTACGGTGCGGAGCCAAGCGGCCTTCAGCAATCTGACCGATCTCCTTACCAACGTCGTAGACAGCGCCACGAACACCCGGCATATGCGAGATCTTCTTGTTCAGTTGCTTCTCATTCATCAAGTCGATCATGTGCGCCTCAACGTGTAATCGATGTGCGCCGTGTTGTCACTTCCGTTGAAGTGCTTAGCACGACCAATCACACTCCACATCAAGCCACGCCACTCAACCTTAGCCTCAAAGCCAATCTCACGTGTGTAGGAACGCGGAGGACGGAAGCGATACACCTGTTCGGTGTCATACCCCTCTTCGTCCTGCTCTGCACGCCTAGCACTCGTACCACTCTGAGCTGCAACCTGAACGGCGCAATTCGTGATAGTCTCAACATCCGTAGGAGAGACGCGGTACATGGGGTTCCCATCGGGCGACGTCCAGCGCTCCTCGTGATGCACGATTACGGTCTCACGACCACGATCTAGAAGGCTCACGGCACACGCACCGTCCATCCATAACTTGGTGGGCACCAGTAGTGGGCGTCAGGCTGCCTAGCGCCTCCCTCGACCCTATCGCCGAAAGGGGAAACGGGAACGATCTGGAACATGCCCCCACCTCCGAATAGCCAATCCCATTCGATAGGAAGCAATTCGAGGTATCCGTTTGCACCTTCGGTACTACGCGTGTAGCTGTAGTTACCGTCAGTTTCAGACACGTAGGCGTCGGGGTTACGAAGAACTCGGACGACTGCATTCACTTCGATCATGATGACAAGGCGCTCAGGGATCTCCCCTGCTGCAACCTTAGCGTCAAGGTCGGGAATGCGAAGCTTAATGATGGTTTCGACATCTTCTAGAAGCTCAGTGACCTGAGCCTCCTCTTCAGGAGAAAGGTCACGGCCTAGACGCGTCTCCACATCTGCGGGCGTAGCGTATGCCATGTCTTACCTTTCGTAGATGCACTTCTCTGGGAAGCGCTCCCGCACATACTCACCGATCATTCCGTACTGGAAGCTCTGATCAGATGTGCTGATGAAGTCACGTCGTGACAAGTCCTTGGGGAGTTCGTAAAGCTCGTGAACCTTCACGTCTTCCCTATACGACTCTCCGCCCCAACCGTAGATGTTGCCCGCCAAAGTTACTTGATGCAACCATGCGCCGTTGGGAGCAGGAGACTCGAAGTCATTGAATACCTGCACTAGTTGTTCCTTGGGAATGACACAAGGAATGTGTAGTTGGTAGTTGATGGTCGACAAGCCACGTTCCATTAGAATGTTACGTGTCGTCACCATGCTCTTTCGAAACGAATCGCCCAGAGAGCGACAGTGATCGATAGCGTGTGAGAGATTGCCCCAATTCAAGATGGGCATTCGTTCGAAGCGCTGCATGATGAAGTGATCGTCGTTGAACAAGTAGAACGTGCTCGACACATCAGGGTGCGTGTACGCGGCCATCTGATTGCGCAAGGAGTTCGGGTGCTTCTGTCCTGGGATTTGCTCCACAGGAATGTGAATCACGTTCTGAACCCACGATGGCTTGTAGCCTGCAAAGAACACGCGGTCATGGCGAAGGTTCTCGCTAAGTGAGCGGAGGGAGTAGCGCAATTCCTCGTTGCGTTCCTCTTCCTTCACGATATACACTACATCCGCCACGTCATTCTTCCTTTAGATATGGAAAGGGAGGGCCACCCGAAGATGACCCTCCCATTTCACGTTAGATCAGCTCTCTGTCGGAAGCGGGTAGGTCTCAGTAGGAACGTCGTCCCCACCAGACTCACCAGCCGGAACCGTAGTTCCAGGTACGATAGAGGCAGTGTCAGTCAAGCGCACGAAGGCAGTCGGGTCAACCAACCATCCGAAGGTAGTCTCGATCAACACGGCGACCTGGTTAGTCTGCCATAGGTTGACCTGAGTACCATCAGCGGAGTTGATGACACCGGTGTCGGTAACCTTCACACGAACGGCGTCGGCGTAGCCGTACACCAAACGTGACCAGTCACCAAGGATAGCGCGCGTACCGCTGTCCTCACCGCGACCAACAACACCCGAAACAGCCTTGCCCTGCTCAACAGGAAGACCTGCCAAGGTACCAAGACTCTGGTTGGCCAAGTTCAACTGGCCCTGGAAAATCAAGTTGCCGTTAGCGTCACGCGCTGTCAATACCGGAGGTACGAAGCGAGCGTCGATAGCCCAAGCGTTCGGCGAGAAACCACGGTTCACAAGAGTTGCCCACGCGTTGGTTAGGTCAACGTCAAGTGTGTCAGAAGTAGTCGGGTAGTTGATCGCACCCGTGCTCTGCTGAATGTAGTGGTTGTTCGCGATACCCAACAGGCTGTCGCCATTGTCGGGGCGCTTGCCGTGGAAAACGGCCAAGTCGATACCACGAGAGATAGCACGGGCCATCTGCGGTCCAACACTGCTCCACAGACCGTTCACGTTGGCACGAGCGAACTCCTCAGAGGCAGTTACGATCGTAGCCATCTTGATCGGCGCGAAGCTTGTGCTCTCCCACGCGATACCACTCACAGGCTTGCGGTAGCCCTCACGGTCCTGTGGGCGTGTACCCACACCAACCTGGCCAACCTCAGGCTCAAGCGTGTTCATCGCAATCAGCGTCTCGCCATACCCAACCGGAACCTGACGGCCCAAACGAAGTACCAAGCTGCCCTCGGTAGCAGTCTCCCAAAGAAGACCTGCGTTCTCCTTAGGAAGCATGTCGTCGGTCAAGTACGCAAGACGTCCCTGGTGACGGTCTTCGCGATTCGGCGAGACCTCATTCTGGAAAGCCATTTAGCGTCCTTTACTGTATTACTGACCCCACCCAAGCTTTCCAGAGAGGAAGTCTCCGAAAGTCTCTTCAGGTGTGGAAGGCTTATTGTCGTCGTTACCGCGTCCTGCGGAACGATCTGTAGCACGGCGCTTTTCGCCGAAACCACCAAATACCTCAGTGACACTCTTCGCGTCAGTCTTCAGTTCATCGATCGTGTTTCCGCGAAGACGATCTGCAAGCGCATTCACGGGTGATGTGTCGATACCGAGCGCTTCAAGCGCTGCCTCGAACTTCAACGACGTTAGCTTCGTGTCCTCCAACGTAGCCTCGGCGTTCTTCGCCTTGGTCACTTCGTCGTCATAGGACTTCTGAAGCGTGTCACGTGCTGCCTCAGCCTCACGCAAGCGTGTACGGTAGTTGGCAGCATCGTTGCGGGCGCGCGATAGCTCGCTCTGTGCCCACTCGGGAAGCTGACTCACATCCGAAGCATTCGACTTTGTAGTCTCCTGCGTGTTGTTCTCGGTTGTGCCTTCAGTCTGCTTCTCAGTCATTCTCAACCTCCAGGGTCAATACGCGCGGTCACCAGGATCGCGGAATGTCAACATTACGCTACATTTCGTCCTAGGTTCGTAGCGTCCTGTTCCAAGTTCTTCGAGTAAATGAGTTCACGCATCTTGTTCAGAATGAGACGCGTGTTAATCTTCGACTGTCCAACCTTCAGATCCTTCGCTACAGCCTTGCGCGCACGATCGTAAATGTCGAACGCTTCCTTCTCCTGCTCAAGGGTCGGGTAATTGCTGTAGGAATAGACAGGAACGACGAGGCAAGTGCAATCAGGGTGCCACTTGTTCATCATTTCGCTGATCTTCTCTGGTGGCTCTTCGAGTAGGGCCTTCTCAAGCCTCTGCGTGTCGAACGGCCAACCTCCGGTGTTGGGGTTGACATACACGGGGCCACGTGAGATCATCATGGTACAGAAAGCACACGTAGGCGGACGTGGGTCGAAGCGAGCAAAGCCCCTGACGGGCTGAGAGGAGTCACTTTGTACGGCCTGAATGAGAGTGCGACGAGCGCCATCTTCGACAACCTTGACAACGCGCGCTACGGACTCCTCAACCAAGTCCTCGGCAGAGCGATTCTCCTGAGCGTGCTGAAAGACCGGTCGCATGGTCTGCCTGTACCACTGCTCAGGGAAGTAGTCATCCTTGAAGACGTCGTGCCCGACGCTATCACCGGTCTGCTCAGCCCTGTTATCGTCGTGGAAACGACGTGCAAGCTCAGTTACCTGATCACGATAGGGCTTCATGACGCGGTAGGTCGTATGCATGGCCGCGTCCCAGTCGCGTGCTGACATGTACCCACGCATGAACTGCTGGAAGACATGCAACAACGCAGCAACCATGCGGGTAAGAATCCCCTGCTTGGCTGCTGCGTACTCGTTGATGTCCATGCAATTATACTCTATGTGTCGGAATGGCTGGACTCGAACCAGCGACATCTCGCTTCCAAGGCGAGTAGGCTACCAACTGCCCCACACTCCGTTACGTCTCACAGGTCTCCTACCGTATGGAGTTCCCGTGAGATTGTGGAGAAGACGGGTCTCGAACCCGTTACCTCCTGCTTGCAAGGCAGGTGCTCTCCCTGATGAGCTACATCCCCAAAGTGCTCCGTGAAGGATTCGAACCTCCGGCCCGCTGTGTGTAAGACAGCCGCTCTTCCGCTGAGCTAACAGAGCAAAAACGTAACGGCCCTCGGTTACCCAAAACCGAGTGTATTAAGGTCAGCTAAAGACGCTAAACCCCGCTCCGCAAGTCGTGCCCCTAGGACTTGAACCTAGCGCCTCCTGTGTATCAGACAGGTGCTCTAACCAGATGAGCTAAGGCACGTGGGTTGTGCGACGGGTATCGATCCCGCTTTTCCTGCGTCACAGGCAGGTGTTCTAGCCAGTGAACTACGCACAAGTTTACAGAGTGGCGGTGATGGGATTCGAACCCACAACCATCGGCTCATGAGGCCGCTGAGCTACCGTTGCTCTACACCGCTACGTGGAACGCTTCGACGTGACCGTAGCCACCGTCTCGACATCCTCAGTTACATTATACTTCAAACGGTCCGCGTTGTCAACCGTGGAGAACTGAGCATCCCACTCAGCCTGTGTCACGCCTGCAACACCACCCATCAGCATCATGATCGTGCCGACAGGCCACTGTGTTGACTCTTCGACTGTCAAACCAAAGCACAAGTTGCCGTTATCTTCATTGACGAAGAAGTAACTGCCAGGCCACGCACTGAACGCGTCTTTGATCTCCTGGATGTTGTCACCTGTCCACTCAATACCCCAAGCTGCGTCGGGGCGGCGGATACCGAAGATCTTAGCCATTACTTCCTTCTGTTGTCAAGAGCTGAGGCACCAGGATTCGAACCTAGAACGTCTGATTAACAGTCAGACATGTTCGCCGTTTACACCATACCCCAAAGTGGAGCCCATAACGCAGGGCATCGCGTCCTCAGGTTGCGATCCTGAGAATGCCCGTTTATCAGCCGACGTTTAGTGTAGGGCATCCGGCAGTGCGCTCCCGACGGGACTCGAACCCGCGATTACCACTTCGACAGAGTGGTGCCTTTGCCGCTAGGCGACGAGAGCAAAACCATGGCCATTCCTAACTCGCGTGTATGGCAAACCGTATCAAGACCCACATGCTTCCTACAGGAGTATAGCATGAACTAAACACGTACCCCTACGGGGACTCGAACCCCGTCCGACAGATTGAGAGTCTGCCGTGCTAACCGCTTACACCATAGGGACACCACACAGGTTGTACGATACCTGGAAACGATTTAACTCTTTGGACGCTTGTGCCATTGTACCACACTCTGACAGTTCGTGCAATAGGATGTGACCTCGATCACGTTTCCCTTGACGTCACGCACTGTACGCATCTCAACCTTGCGCATATGGCACTTTGGACACTTTTGCATCATGTTCCTCTGTGAGCACGAGATGCAGGAATCGAACCCGCGACAACGGGGTTGGAAGCCGTTGTGTTACCTCTACACCAATCTCGCACCCACATACTACATCAAAGATGTGCTACTGACAAGCCTCACACTCAGTGTCTCCGAGATCACATGCTGCTCCCAACGGAGCGTCCCACGCGTCCTCGACTTCCACCTCAGCAGGAGCCTCAAGCTCCCACGGATCAAGCTGTGCTGTCATTGTTCTGCTGACTCCTCTGCTGTTGTGCCTCAGCCTGTGCACGCTGAGCTGCCTCAGGGTCCACGGCCTTTGTTGCCGATGTTGTCTGCATCGGGAACGTAGGTGAAGGTGCGGTACCAAGAAGAGCACCGATGTACTCAGTCTTCTCCTGAGCGTCCCACAACTCCATCTGCTCCAACTCAGCAGGAGTGTAACGCATATCACGTCGTGCCTGCTGAACCGGGATGACAGGCTTTCCGCCGGTCAACTTCACCGCTGCATCTGCCTTGGCAGCATACGTCGGAGTGGCAGGGTCTGTCAAGATGGCCTCGCACATGCGCACCTCATCAGGGACTGAGCCCTGCATCACGAGGCAAGCCACGATCATGACGCGCTCCCACACGTTGCCGAACATGGCACCCTTCAGCTCAGCCTTCTTCACCAAGCGTGACTCGGCGCTACGAATAGCCTCAGCCGACGCAGGGGTCTGAGATGAGAATGAAAGGTACTGCGGAGGCAAACCTGTGTACGAAGCGGCTTCCTTGGCCAACTCCTGCAACACGCCCGTGTAGTTCGACAGTTCGGCGGCCGTGAACTGCGTAGCCTTCGCATTCTCGTCTTCGAATGCCAAAATACCAGCCATGTACGCCTTGTACTGCGCAGCAGGGTCCTGATTCTGTGTGATTGCTTCCTTCTCAACACCAAACAACAGGCGCTGAGGGACAGCCATCAAATCGGCGGCCATGCTCATGTTCTGAGCAACCTGTGTCGCGCGGTCCTGCAACGAACGCAACTCAGGGATAATCTCCGAGCGTCCGTAGCGATCCGAGATACGCTCACGGTTCAGCGACGGGATGATCGGGACAATGCCAAGATCGTGGACATCTTCGTCCACAATGCGAATGCGCCCACCCTTCGCGTCCTCAGCGTATACCGTGCGGTCAGGCAAGTATACGGTGTAGCTCTGCTGCTCCTGGTCCAATCCCAGCTTCTCTGACTCAGGGTCAAGGTAGAAGCGGACGGCCCATAGAACACGACGCGTCCTCTGGTCGATCTCGACCCACATGTTCTTCGGGCTTTCGACACGAATGATCGGGGCGTCAGCAGGGTGACCGAAGAGAATGTCCTCATCGGTAGGGGCGGAAACGGAAATGTAGGAGCGACCGTGAATGAATGTCTCTAGGAACGAGATCTGAGACTCCTGGTCAAGGTCGTTTGCCTTCCACCATGCCTGCAAATCATCATTGGTGTCCGAAGCGCCGGGCGCGCGGAAACCCACGATCGATAGGCGCTCAACCAACGAATCCAAGTACAAACGTGACCAACCCACGCTTGCCGACAGATTGGGCAGTTCTCCACGGAGCGGGTGCCCTGTTCGGTCAAGCGTTAGGTCAGCCTCGTAATACCTAGAATCGGCGGCTAGCTTGCTACGATCGCGCCCAAGATTCTCACGCGCCTGCTCAATGCAGTCCTTGACTGTAGGCATCAGATAATCTCCAGGCTCTTCTTACGGTTGTGCTTCGTCTTCAAGTATTCCTGACGCGCACCAAATGCCAACACGGCCGTCACGGCGGCATCGATCTTTCGAGGTGAGTCCTTCGACTCCTTACCGATACCGATCATGTCGTATGTATCACTTGGGCGCTGTCGAGCGTTAATGATGTGCTGCCTCAAGATGGGGTTTCCGTCATGACGCAAATTGCCCTCAATGACAGCATCACGGAATCGCTCACACTCCAACAGGAACTCACGCTTGGCCTTCGAACGCATATCGTAAGCGATCAAATGCCCAGCGCTAGCCTTCACCACAAGCTGCTTGCGATAATCGGCTGCCCACTGGTCAATGTACGACTCAAATTCCTTGACGTCAGCACGGAATGAGACTACATCGTACAGGTCAAATGCCTGCCTAACGGCCTTGTCAACCGCCGTGGTAGGGATCTTCTTGTCCGGGTATGACTCGGGGTTCCAAACATTGAGCAAGAAGATAGCGCCATCTTCGATGCGGCACGCGCAAAGGGCCGTGTGGTCTCGACCACGCGAACCATCGAAGCCGAGCGTGATCTGATCACCTGGACGAAGCTTCATCGTCTTGATAGCGCACTGATCCCACTCCCACGGAGCAATCCAAGCGTCTTCAGCGGCGACGATCTGGTTGAGGTACTTACGGCGCGCTTCTGAGCGCACGGTACGTGGGTCCGCAATTTCCTCGATGAGGCGTGGGACGTCCAACCACGTAGAGTCACCACGTGCTACTGTCAGTCCTCGCTGTAGTGAGGCGTAGTCCTCCATGTTGGTGTCGGCGGGTGCTTCAAGTGCGTCATAGAAAAACTTACTGAAGTTGACCTGTCCGCCGACAATCTTCTCGAACGCCTCATAATCCTGCTCAGCAATCGACTCTTCACCAGGACGGTGCGCGTTGCAAATCGAGAGCCTACGGAAACTACCGCCGCGTCCCTTAGCAACGTTACCCTGAATAGCACCAGCCATCTCCCAACCGTTGTTGTTCTCTAGCCAGAACTGCGTCTCATTCATGATAACGAAGTGCGA